ACACCACGATGGGCAAGTCATTGGACTTGCTAGCTCTTTTGGTGACTTGATCGATCCATGCCTTAGGCTGGAACGCCGATCTAGCCTTAACTTCCATGTCGAACGGGACATGTGTTATATCTTTTCCAGCCCCTCGACCGATATCCGCATGTGGCCACCACTCCGAAAGGTAACGTGCGACCACTCGCTCGGTTGAGAATCCTCGGTATTTACGGCTTTGTGAGGCCATTGACCGCGTGACACTTTCTGCATGACCACGCCTTATTAGTAAGATTGACTTTGATCTCTGAGACAGGAATCGAGTCATTACATAAACAGCACCGAGTCATAAATGTAAATTCTTCTAAGATTGCCTGAACTTCCTTAGATCGTTGAATCTCTTCATCAGTTGGGAATGACTCCCATTCATCATCTTGATTCTTAAACTGTAAGCGTCCCACTAGACTCTCGCTTTCTGTCGTTGCCATGCGCCCTCTTTGTTGATCTCATACCAAATGACATCTTCACCCTTAGGGCATCGAGTCAGCTCACCTGTTACCCATGCAGAACACTTGAAATGTCCCCATGCTTTACCTGCGCCCGATTGCCCAGTTTTCCAAATCATGTCGCCATGAGGACATCTCGGAATGTCCTTCTCTGTTTGGCCTCCAATAATCTCTTTCACCGTCGCAACCGCTTCCCCCATTGTGGGCGGCATAGTCGCTGGCTTGATAGTCCATGGATCGTCCTCCTTTACTACAGGAATGTATTCGCCCGATGTCTGCGCCATCTTAGCCTTTACTTCATCGATGCTAGCCTTGACCTCTTGCGCTTTACCAACTTTCGCCATCTCTTCTCGTGACGCACGCTTTCCCTTCGTTGCATATCCAGCGTTAGCAAGCGCTCGACCGATAGCACTAGTCTCACAATTTTCCAGCGCACTTGTCGCATTGACTCCGCGCCCTTGGATGGTCTCTTCTGCCAGTCCAGTAGTCCAAGGCCTGTTATCCGCCTCTGTACGAAATATAGAAGCCTCAACAATAAAACGACCAGCGGACTGATCAAGTAACTTCGTATGAATTTGCCCATCGGGATGATCCTTCCAAAACTTAATTAGGCGTTCTTCTACTGTCTCATAATCTTCTAAGTTAAACATAAAGCTCGTTCTCCTCTGTGTGTAGTTGTCCTGCTATTGCAAGATAGGCTGCAGCGTCGATGTATGTATCGACTTTCGCAGACTCCATGCTTCGTGCGAGCTTGACCAATGCCATGCATGATGCCACTTGATAGTCAGTAACAGGCATTTGGAGGAATGCTGACCATAGGCATGCTGTTCGGGACATATTGTCCGACGGGTGTCCGTAGTCCATTCCACGATCTTGAATTGTTGCCTTTGCTTCGTTGAGGAAATCACTTGCTTTCACACTTTGACCCTTTCCTTAGATGCGTAGTAATCTCTCACGGCTTTGCGACCTTTTAGATAACCAACGCGTATGCCGACCATTCGGCCTAAGTGGAACCATAATGCAGATATGGCGATTATTGCCACTAGATCCTGTAATGCTGAATCAAACATGATTGCCCTTTCTTATCGACGCCCTTCGCCGATGAGATAAGCATGACAGATGTCTAGTCTAGGTCAAGGACATTTAGATAACGAAATGGTAACGATTCTGCATCATCTATGTGGTCATCGATCGACCGAGCTAGGTCGTTATCTAGGTCGTCCATAGCGCTTACCTGAGACCACGAAGGTGCCATCCTTCTCGATGTAGATCAGATCGACCTGAACATTCTTGCCGTCCACATACATGATGGCGAAAGCCTGTTGCCAGTTAGCCGATCCCTTTGTGTATGAGGCCTTGCTAAAGTCCATTAGGTTGCCCACTTCTACGCCATGCAGAATACGCCCTATTCGGCCTCCTGAGGCCTCTGAGAACGACGAACGCCCTGCCCTGTGAGTATGACCCGAGATGACGCTTTTCCCGTGTCTACGGGCCGCCTCAAGGGCTGAGAGACCCCCCTGTGACTTGATAGGCGTATGATCCCCATGAACTGCAATCCAGTTAGGCGCGATGTTATATGGCTTCTTATGGAATGTGATCCCAAGCTCATCGAATCTCATAAACTTCTCAAAGCGTAACTCAGGCAAAGATAGGAATGAGGGAATCTTCCTCATGATCTGATTGTAAAGGCGGTCTGTGTGATTAGACCTTATGGTCTGCGTGACCTGTAAATCGTAAAGGACTTGAACAGCTTCATCGCGATCATCTCCAAGAGTCTGCTCATAGGCCTCGGGCGTCCCTTCCGACCATTTGCTGATCGTGTTAAAATCAATCTCGTCGCCGATCGTCACTACTTCGTGCGGCTTGAACTTACTGATAAAGCTGGCTAGATTCTTAACTGCGTGTCTATCGTGGAAGGGAACCTGTAGGTCGCTCACTATGACAATGCGCTTCATTAATCCTCGTCGTCGTCCTCGTAGGGTATGCGATCCACTCGGTCAGGGATCGATGGCAAGATCCAGTCAGGATAAGAGTCTCGGTCTAGTAATAGCCAAAAGGCCATATCTTCACTAAACCCTGCTTTTCTCAATGACTTGAAGTACTCATTAAGAGAGATGCAATAAGCATCTAGCGCGTTGTATGTATCAAGATCGATAACTCTTTTTCTTGCCATAGCAAAAATTATCGCTCTAAGAGTATGTTATAGATCTCATCGACACGCGAGTTGAGGCGCTTAATCTCAGACAGTAAATGCGTGATCACATAACCTGCAAGCCCACCGATTACGGCAAGGCTGGCAAAGTAAAGGGTGAAGAAGTTTTCCTGTGTCATTTTTTGCTTACGCCAAATGATGCGTCGCTAGGGTTGAGCCAGCGCAAAATTACAGGTGCTACGGCTGCTACACCTGCCATTGCTAGTGTCTTAGGATCAGTTACTCCTGCCATGTATAGCGCCAATGCAGCTGCTAAGAATGATCGTGCCCATGATGCTGCGAGTGACTTTGCTTGTTCCATTATTTGCCTCCTAGTAACGGGATATTAAAGAAAGAGCCGTCCGTATCACCTTGCTTAGTGAAAGAAAAGTGGCAATGCGCCCGATGCGGATTGCTTCCCGAATACTTTCGCCAGCGCCAGCCCATGCGAGACGATGCAATTCGTCCGTCGAAGATGATGTAGGCAATACGCTTTTCGCCTGCCTTTGCCGCGAGTCGAAGCTGATCTGCAATATCGGGCATGAGGTCGGGCTTGCCTGACTTATGAACATCTCGATCGACATCGATGGCTCTAACCACCCCTGACGATGGATCAGGATTGTGGTCAGAAGGACGCGCTGAATGACGGAGATCGCCGATCCAGCCATCGGAACGCCGATCACGATCTGGGAAGGTGTCATCAAATTGCTCGCGTAACTGTTGTCCGGCTTTAGATAGAATTGGCTTCATTAAGTGCCTCGCATTCTGCACATTCCCAACGCTTGCGATCGTTAAGTAATAATGAGTTATGGCCGCATTCTGGCATAGGTGCGATAAAAGCATCATCGATCGGATCGTAGGTGTAGCCAATGCCTGCGAAGTTATATCGTATGCGGCTATTAAAAGAAGTCCTAATACATTTTTGTCCTCTAAAATTGCCGTACCAAGTCTCTGTATCTAATTCTTCAATTAGTTCGTTCTCATCGACTCCAGTAATAACCTCGGTGACAATGTTATCTTGATCTAGAAAAGCATAATAAGCCATTATGACCAGCTCACATTTCCCGTACCAGCAGTAATAGTTGTAACCTTAAAACCTGTTACCGATGCCGTTGTGCCAGTTAAACCTGCGCCAACGGTAATAGTGTAAGCATCTGGATATTTAAGAATTACAACTCCAGAACCACCATTTCCAGAAGCGCCGCCGTCTGCACCTGCACCACCGCCAGTGTTAGCCGCTCCAGGTTGTGCAGTATTTCCACCACCGCCTGCACCGCCTGATGCTGTTAATGCACCACCACCGCCAGATCGAGCATAACCTGCACCACCACCTGCTCGAGTTACTGCCGTACCAGTTATAGATGATGAAACACCATCGCCGCCTTTACCGCTTTGAGTGCCTCCTAAACCATAACCATTCGCACCAGCCTGAGATGCACCACCGCCGCCGCCGTTATATCCACCACCCGCAAAACCTTGATTGGTTGTAGGAGCACCAGAAGCGGCTGAAAACTCATTGTTACCACCAGCAGAACCACCACCTGCTGATGAAAAACCATTAGAACCACCACCACCGCCGCCTGCTGCGGAAATGCTTGAAAATTCAGAAGTGTTGCCAGGGTTACCAGTTGCTCTTGCAGTTAATCCCGCACCGCCTGCACCTACAGTCACGAGGTAATTTATTGCGGTCGATAAAGTTAAAGGACTTTCTGCGCTGGCACCACCGCCAGAACTCTCACCAGATACGCTTGATCGATATCCACCTGCACCACCACCGCCTGGATTGTTAAAACCACCAGAAGCGCCACCAGCAATTACCAATGATTCAACTACTAAAGGCAATCTTGAAGACGCTAAAATTGATGCAATATTATTGAGCATTACGCAATGGCTCCGACTACGTACCAACTATCTGTGCCAGTCTTAATGCAAGCTGCTGACTTATATTGACCAAGGGTAGGCTGAGCCAATACTGCGCCAGCCGATAGAACTGTGGTCGTGCCAGATGTAACTGCCTTGATTGTGCAAGCCCCTGCGCCCTTATTGAGTACAGTCAAAACAGTTCCGACAGGATAGGCAACCGAGGCATTGGTAGGGATCGTGAAGTTCACGGCTGTTGCCTTATTCATAGGGATTAACACCTGATACTGGTCAGCCAAAACTGGCGTATAGTCAGCCGTCTGATCTGCCTTGATCTCAAAGGTGACTAGGCCGTTATAGTCTGCAGCCGTGAAGATGTCGCCTGTTGATGCTGGGAAGCCTGTTGCCATTGTTTTCTCCTAGTAACCCATTATGGATTGTCCGATTATACCGTAAGTCGATGATCCGATGATGAATCCCTCGACTATAGGCTCAAGTGTTGTCACTGTGCATTTCATTGAATTAGGGGTGATGTCCCATGCTAAGCCCTGCACTTGCAGAGTCTTGACGATTGTCGAACCATTCTCCTGCACATTGGTGATCTGTAGATTATCAAAGTAATCGAGGCCGATCATTGTGTCTGTAGGGACATCGGTGTCCAATAGATCGACTGTCATGGCATCGATTCTGATATCGGTATTTGCACGCGTGGCGACATAGATTCGAGCAATGTCTAAGACTTGAGCATCTGTCTCAGGGATCATCTCTGTCAAAGTAGTGCCATGAGGAAAATATCTAGCCGATGAATCAACATTGGCCACTACTTGAGCCGACCCACCTAGGCGTGTCATGCTAGCTTGATTGATGATCAATTTGTCATCGAAGGCATAACGAAGGTCTGAATATGGAATCCCAGTAGTTTGATTGAACTCAATCGGTGTAGCCGCTAGAGAGCCCACGACATCGTTGCGATCCTTGAATTCTGCGGTGCCATCGGTACGGATAAAGAATGCGCCTTGCTCTGCGAACTCTGCCGCCTTGAGGGCTTGCAAGGATGTGCGAGCTGTTGCGGGATCGGCTTGAACTGTCGTCGAGCCTGTGTCTGTAATTCTCATCGATGTAGGGAATGAGACTTGATCTAGAATCTTTGTAATTCGTGTGCCAGTAGTTTGACCCGCTGTGGCGCCCGTCACACTTGCTATGTTAGCCATCTGAAAGAGTCTAAAGGCATCCGAGCACACGATGTCTACATAGCCCAATTCTTGACCAGTTGGAAAAGAGTATTTGTAGGAATCGACATAACCTGAAAACAAGAAGTGCTGAGTGGTTGGAGTAGTAGCTGCGACGCGGACTTTGCGTAGTGGCGTCAGGTAGCCAAAATAAGGTGAAGATGTGTTCTGAGGGTTGAATGCCCCAGTCTCATCGATTACTCGGACAGTACATGTGCCCGTCTCGTAGGTGTCGCGCATAATACTTCTTCCGCGCTGAATCTTGATTGATCGAGTGACGCTACTTAAATCAACGACAGGATCAGGGACTTCCGTTGCAGCGAACTGAGATACGCCGATGACGCCATTGATCGGGTCGCCCACCGTGAAGGGGTACCCGAAGGTCGCTGATTGGCTAAAGTCGAACGAAACCGAGATCGTGGCAGGTAGTGTCATTTGATTGACGGCGCTCCGCGTCCGTTATATCGGCTGACGTCGCTGAAAGTTCCTGAAAGAGATTGATTGACTTGGGCGCTTGTTACTGCTCCGCCCACAGCATCACCATCAAGATAGACTTCTATGTTGATTGCCTGTTGGTTGGCTCCTTGGAATGAATTGACTGCCGCCATCAATTCCATTTGAGCATCTGAGAAACTAGAAGATGGCGCTACAGGGGTGTTCTGTAATTGTGCTACAGATACCCCTAACGATGATGCTGTGTAATTAAGCAAGTCCTGAGGTAGTGTCCAGTTGCGATAAGGGTTTGGCGCCTCGGGAGTTGTCAGTAATAAGTTACGAATATCATTTTGACGCTTAATTGCAGCTTCTAGTTGATCAGATAACTGAGTGGCGAGGCTTGTATTGTCTGCCAAAATGGCTTTCTGTAATAGCAAAGATAGGCGGTCTGTCTCGCTGATCTGACCCTTAAGTGCTGCCTCAATACCGATGGCTTCTAGGTTAAGAGTCTTAGATGCCTTCTGCAGGGCTAGTTGCTTCTTCTGAGTGTCTAGAATCTTTTTGTTATTATTCGCTAAATCACGCTGGCGCTTGGCTGCATCGGCTTCTGCCTTTTTACGAGCTGAGGCTTGCGCTGATGTTTCATAGATACCCATAGGCTGAGAACCTAAATAGCCCATGGATGGGGCATTCAGTCTAAACTTTGCAGCTTTCTCTGCCGCTTCAATAGCCGCTAAAGCATTCTTCTCATAATCATCAAAAGGATTAAAGCTGGCAAGGATGGCGCGGTCGCTTGTCAAAATGTATAACTTTTGGAATCCGAATACGACGCTATTTACTACATTGGCAATCTTGGTCGCTAGAGTGTCGATCTGAGTCACAAACTTAGTGACATCACCTGCAGCAAATACTGAAATGAGTGAATCGACTAACGCTCCACCGATCTTCTCGCTGGCTTCCCCAGCGGCCGTAGTTATGAGCTGTAACTTACCTGCATAGGTTGTCAAAAATTCTGCGTTAGCGCCTGAGAATTGCTTATTAAGTCTTTCCTGCACATCTGCAAAACTCATTGTCTTTAGCTCTGCCTGTGTAAGTCCTAGGGAATACTTACGAAGTCCACGAGTCTGTCCGACGTAGGCCATGCTTAGGTCATTGGCTACAGTCTCAAAATCAACACCTGATCCAGCGCTTACGTCTAAAGCCTGTGTAAGTAATTCTTGAGCCTTAGAAACTGAGCCAGTGGTCTGCAACAGACGTTGCATGGCCGGTCTAAGTTGATCGTCTGCGACGCCTGACATGGCAGAAAGATCGGATATAAATCTTTCGATGCGTGGGGTTTGAAACTCTAGACCTAAATTCTTTACTGCAATGGCTAATCGGTTAGCGGCTTTCTCATCCTCGATAAAGGCTTTAGATGCATTCTTAGCGAACCTAAGAAGCTGTTGAGTACCGAACACGGCTGCAAGGCTGGCGCCTAATCGCTTAACGCCTTTATCAAGAGCGTTAGTAGCTTTATTAGCATCGCCAAAAGCCTTCTTACCCTTGAACTCACCAATAATCGGGATGCGTAATTCAGCCATTTAGATATTGCCTTTCGCGTTAAACTTTGCAGCGGCTTTTTCTAGAGCTCTAATAACTCCGACTTTGGCCTTGCCTTCATCTTCTTTGTAGGCCTTAAACATTGCACGGCCTTGCATTTTGCCTGAGCCTGTCATTGTGCCGGGTAAATTAGACACAAATTTGCTACTAGACTTGCGTCCAGCCCACTCATAGATAACCCCAGCCGCCGTCTTGTTGTGGATCGATACTGTCTGAATCCAGCCTTGACGATTAGGCTTAGTAGGTGTCAGTTTATAGCCGACGCCTCGACGTGCGATGCTGGCATCATACTTAGGGAATTGACCCGGCTCACTAGTGCCTACCCAGCCCGAAGGTAATAATGAGTTGGATGGCATAAAGCCCCTAGCCTTCTTGACCAATGGCTTTAAGAATCCAACCATCTCATCGCGTGTTTCTTTATCTAGATCAGGCGAGAATTGCTTAAGAGCCTTACGAAGCGCATTAGCGCCTTTTAGCTCTGTAGGCATCGCTCTGCTCCTTCGCTCGGTCTTTCAATGCTTTCAGTAACATCTGAAGCATTGACGAATCTAAATCAATTAAAGATTTTGGAGGGATAGCCGTCTCAATGCTCAAGCGAGCGATGAGATAGTGGATGCTATCCCTGCCTAGGCCAAAGGGTCAGACTCAGCAACCTCTACACTCTTGAGAGTTTCGAGAAAGTCTGCGCCGAATGGCTTGACTGTGACTCCACTTAGTCGAAGGCCTTCCCATGCAAGCCAATAGACATCCGACTGCTTTTCATCATCGCGGAACGCTTTGTGAAATCCCTTTTTAGCATATAGCTCAAACGCGTACTCTAATCGAGGAGTGATCTCGATCTCGGTGACTGTGTTGTCTGCCATCGTGACTATTAACTTTGCCATGCTATGCCCCTTTGTTTAGTTTCTTAGAATGTGCCTGTTGATGCAACTGCTACTGTACCAGAGACGTTGAATGTCAATGATTGAGTACCGAGGTCGCCGACTGCGCCGTTGATATCGGTTGTGCCGTTGATCAAGCAAGTCATTGTGTAAAGAGGGTTGGTCGCTGATACAGCGGTGCCCTTTTCCTGTAGAAGAACTACTGTGACGTTTGTTCCCCATGCAGCTTGCAAAGTAGCAAGTACGTTTGCAGATGCGGTGTCGTTAAGGAAATCGATTGTGACAGATGATGCCTCAAGGCCTTTAACGAACTTATGTCCGCCATCGCCCATTGCTGTTACTTCAAGCTCATCAAAATTGCGGTTAAGTGTGACAGCGGTCACATGATCAGATAGATCGACAGAGTTAACCTTCACGCCGACCTTGTTATTTAAGAATACAGCCATTTAGGTTATTCCTCGTCTTTCTTAGTAGATGGTTTTGGTGTTGATGGTGCTACCTGCCCGATCTTGATCAGGAAGGCTTCTTGCTCTTTTTCCCACTCGGACATTTTAGCTCCAACTCGTTAGGACTGAGATATTGATGTTACATGTAAGTAGATCACCTGAGACGGCGCTGAGGACAGCCGGAGCCGATACCTCTGTGACGTTGTAGGTGTATGAGGATGCAGCGAGTAGATTAAACACTCGGACTACATTGTCCTCAATTCCGTTTAGGTTGCCCTCGTTATCGAGCAACGGCACCATGACTGAGATTGTGAAGTTAGCCATTGGTGAGATAGATGCGTGCCATCCGTTAGACGGCGAAATGTAAGGATCGCTAGGAGCGACGATGACGCTGTTAGCAATAGGGGTTGCAGGTGGAAAGCTAAAGACTGACCACTTAGTGTTGTCAATTAAAGCTGTTGCGATACCTGCTCGAAGTGTTGATATGGCGGCCATTAGCCCACCATCGATCTCGGATCAAGATAAGGCGCAAGCAATCCACGAACGCGTGCTAGGAGTGTGTTGCCCATTCTGTAAGGTGAAGGCTGATATCCGTCGATGGTTACGCCTCCGCTTGATGGTGCTTGACGGCTTTGCCAAATGTCAATGGCAATCATGAGCGATGCTTCTTGAATTGCCGGGATCGTTGTGTAATCCGTGTAAGTCTCGGCGGCTGCAATTCCGAAAGGCTCGACTGTATGCCGTGGATTGTCAGATGTGTGTGTGGTGGTTATGTTAAATGATCGAGCATCGACGCCTGTGATTGTCTTGGTGCCGTTGTACTTAGTACCTGCACCTGAGATTACAACTGATTGTCCGACGTAAAATACTTCACGAATGTTCTGATCGAAGTACAGAGTGCCTGTTGTGCCCGTGTTGCCGTGAGCAATTATGTATTGCTGGTTCTTCCATAGAAAGGGCAAGAGTACGTTGTCCGCTGCGTCGCAGACAGACTGCAAGACTGCATCAGTATAGAGAGTGCCAACGCCTAGGGCGGTGCGAAGCTCTGCAACTGTTGTCAATGCCATGCTCTGATCCTTTCTAAAGACTCGGAGGGTAGAAGGGCACTACCCTCCGAGCGACTTAGGTGGCTGTTAGGCCTTGTTGTTCTTGAATGCGCCTGCTGCAACCTTGGTCGCGATTGCGCCAAAGCCGTAGTAGCCGATTGTGACCTGACCTGCTGCTGTTGATTCAGCGCGTAGGCGGTAGGTTGGTGACTCGTACCATGTATAAGCATCAGGGTTAACGATGAGGATTGTTCCATCGCCATCGCCACCGTTTGTTGGATCGACGTAGAGGTTAAGACCTGCGACGTTACCTGTGAGTGATGTAGGTGCTACTGCTCCGCCAGCGTTCATTGGCTGTGAAGCTGTGTAGATTGGTCGTCCTGCATCGTTAAGTGACATGATGTTTGACCATTGTCCTGTAGACACGACCATGTTACGAGCAAATGGATTTGGAAGTCCTGCTGTTGCGCCATAAACAGATGCCGATCCGCGAGCAACAATTCCGAGAAGTTCTGCTGCTGTTGGGTAAGTTACTGTTGTTGTCGCATCTGTTGTTGCACCTGAGATAAGTGCAGCGTTTACTGCTGAGTTAGTTGCCTTTGCGTAAGCTGCTGCCATGTTGCGGACTAGCTCATCGAAGAATGCTGGAGATGTACGATCTAGCAATTCAACTGAGAATGTCTGCTGTCCAGCGTACTTCTGTACTGTTACTGAAAGGAAACTTGAGTTTTGATCTGTGTCAGAGAATGCATCGCCTTCAGGCTCGATTGCAACTGTTGGCATCTGTGTGATCTTAGGGATCTCAAATGTCATACCTGCATCTGGAAGCACTCCACGAGAGATTGCATCAATTGATGGACGGATTGTGGTTCCGAGAGGGTTAATGATCTCAGAGAGCTGACGTGTTGGTACTAGACCAGCGTTATCAGATGTGTCTGCCGCTGCTGCGATCCATTGACGAGCTACGTCGTCTCCAAGTGCTGCGCGGATTGTGTTTTCTGCATACTTTGCAGCTGTTACTTCGATGCGTGGCTTTGTGTAAGCCATTGCTGTTACAGCAGGGCGAGCAGCTTCAACTGCGGCAGCCTCAACTGTAGGTGTTGCTTCGACTGCTGGAGTGGTTTCCACTGTGGCTGTCTCGCTTTCTGTTGGTAGGGTTTCTTCAACGGCTTCATCTTCAGATGCCGCGATATCGGTTACGGCTGCAGACTTAAAGGCTGCTGCCTGAACCAAACTTACTTCGAGGAGGTCAGCACTCGATACATACAGAACGCCATTCTTAGGCTTTGCTGCATTGACCATGACTCCGACTGAAAGACCAGTACGGAGTTCTTCTGAGGCTTCGATGAGAGCATCTGTGCCACGGGATGACTTAGAAATCTTGAATGATGCAAAGATTCCATCTTCTGTCTCGTTAAAAAATTGAGCGCGGCCGATTGGCTGCTTTGGGTCATGCTCCAGAAGGAGCTTCACTTTAGATGAGTCAGCGATATTAATCGCGCCACGCTCAAAGACAACTGCCCCGGCGGAGGTATTTCCAACCTCGCCATTGAAAGGCACAATCTTGCCAGAGATAGTGCGCGCTGCGCTATCTGCAGTAAGTTCTGCCGAGAATGTAAGCATCTCGCTCATATCATTCCTTCGCTTCCGTTAGGTGTTAGGTCTGTCATCTCCATGGCTTGTTCCTGGGTAATCAACTGAAGATCAAGGA